ACTTTGGGAGCGTTTGGCATCACAACTGCCGGACGTATTATGAAACTTAAAAATAAAGATAAAGATGCAACTGAGTAAAAATTTAGCACTAGCAGAAGTAACACGTAGCGAAACTGCAAAACGTAAAGGCATTTCTAATATGCCTACACCTGAGCACTTGGAGAACTTCAAGAAGTTAGCTGAGAACGTGTTCCAACCAATCCGTGAGCACTTTGGTGTTCCTATTCACATCTCATCAGGCTACCGCTCTGCTGCTTTGAACAAGGCCGTAGGGGGCAGCGCATCTAGTCAACATTGCACTGGTGAAGCGATTGATATCGACATGGATGGTACATCTATCACAAACGCTCAAATCTTTAACTTCATCAAGGACAACTTAAACTTTGACCAAATGATTTGGGAATTTGGAACAGATACTAATCCTGATTGGGTTCACGTATCTTATGAGTCTACCGGCAAGCAACGCAAGCAAATCCTTGTAGCTAAGCGTGTAGGTGGCAAGACTACTTACGTTCCTTACAAGTAACAAATATTTAGTAAATTTGTGACATGAAGAAGAATAAATCAGAGTCTACATCAATCGTAAAGGTTAAAGTAAGCAGACCCGGTGTTCATGCAAAGTGCAAGACATCTAAGTTGAAGTCTTCTAAAAGTTATAAAAAGTCATATAAAGGACAAGGAAGATGAAAATACAAAACTATTCTGTAGAGGCACCTACAACAAATGATATATTGATAGGAACAAATGTTTCTACGAATAATGCTACAGCTAACTTTAGGATTGCTGATATTTTATCTTTAACAAATGCATCTTCCTTTAAATTTGATGATATGCTTGGTGGTACCTTAACAGGTGTAGGTACTCTTGTCATATTATCTAGCGTTATGATTCCTGCTAACACATTGACTGATGATTGTACTTTAGATTTTGTCTCAAGATTTTTAAAGACTGATGCTAACGTAACTTCTTCTACAGTTAGATTATTTGTAAATACATCAAATAACTTAACAGGCTCTACAAACTTGGCCTTTGCTTTAGGAACTAGTACTTCAACACGAAGTGCCTCTTTTTCTAGAACATTCTATATCAAAAACTCTGTATTAAGAGGACATGATTTTGGGTCTGAGGCTTTAACAGATGAGTCTAATAGCCCTTTTGCAGATGGATCTTACAATATAGATATAACAGTTGATAATTACTTTATGGTTGCAGCTTCAAACGCTGCATCAACATCAACGATGTCTGTACCATTCTCACGATACATTGTCTATAGATGATAATCGCAAAATGGATACCAAATAAAAAGTACAGTAGCTCATTAGTGGCTACTGTCTTTGTTTATAACCTTATCAAAGATGAGAAACAAATTAGCAGGAACTAAAACAGGTACATCAAGGAGTGCTAAGTATTATCAGTCAAACCCTGAGGCGAGAGCCAAGAAGGAGAAGTATGACAAGGAATACCACTCTTCAGATGAGCGTAAAGAATACCGTGCCGGCCTCAACAAAGAGAACCGTGAGCGTGGTACCTACGGGAACGGAGATGGTAAGGACGTAGCCCACAAGTCTCGCACGCGTACACGTATGCAGTCTCAATCAAAGAACCGCGCTGATAAGAAGCGCTCATTTTTTAAGTAATGAAAAGACTTGCACTTACTCTTGCTGCACTGCACCTACTTTTTGCGTGCTCGTCAAACTACCACCTAAACAAGGCCATAAAGAAAGGGTACCGATGCGAGGAGGTCTCTGATACAATTCAGATAACTTCGATAGACTCAATTCCTGTCATCGTGCACGACTCAATTGTGTGGGAGAAGATCTTGGTCCAAAAAGATACAATCATTCGTTACAAGCAAAGTATTGTGCCTAAAACGAGGCTTGAGATAAGATTGGATAAGCGCAAGTTTAGCGATAGCCTCAAGACCATTAGAAGGATGTACTCTGACAGCTTAAAGGCTGATGTCAAAATGCATCGTGACAGCTTAAAGTCTAATGTCAAGTTAATTAAGCAAAAAACTAGACAAAATAAGAAAAGCCAAAACCTATTCCTATTTGGTTTAGTGACAGGTGTAATACTCACTATAATCATAAGGTATGCAATTAATCAAGCACTCAAAAAATTTACATGAGTTAATCGTCCCGACAGATGATTTTCAGATAGCAATGCTATCAGACATCCATTGGGACAATCCAAAGTGCGATTGGGATGTCTTGAGAAGTCACCTAGATTACTTCAAGAAGAACAACATACCCGTCATGATAAATGGCGATTTTTTCTGTTTGATGCAGGGTCGTGGCGATAATCGTAGAAACAAGTCTGACATTAGACCTGAACACAATAATTTCAGATACCTAGACTCAATTGTTGAGACTGCTGTAGAGTGGTGGACGCCATATGCTGACATCTTAACAGTAATTGGATATGGTAACCATGAGACAGGTGTCATCAAATGGCAGGAGACTGACATACTTCAGCGATTTGTTGATCTACTCAACCTTAAGTGCGGCACAAACGTACAGGTTGGAGGCTACGGCGGGTGGTTGGTATTTAAGATTGGCACTAGAAATATGTTGCCATACAAGGTGAAATACTTCCATGGCTCAGGAGGCGGTGGAATTGTTACAAAGGGCGCCATAAATCTGACTAGAGCGCTAGAGCTTTATGAGGACTTTGATGTATTTACAATGGGCCACATTCATGAGAACGCATCACGTAATGACGTTAGAGATATGATTCAGCATCATCCAAACTTAGGTTATCAAATGAAGCAGCGTCAGATTCATTTAATGCTTACAGGTACCTATAAAGAGGAGTATGAGGATGGGCATCATGGTTGGCATGTTGAGAGAGGTGCTCCACCAAAACCAATTGGTGGACGTATACTTCGTCTTAAAAATATACGTATAATAAAGAATGGTATAGATAGGATGGAAAAGACTATTGACTCAACAAAAATAATTATCTAATAAATTGTATCTTTGTAAAAATTAAATCCAATGAAAGTAGAAAAGTTTTTAACTAAGGAGGAGCTAGAGGCTACTCAAGGAATGCACAACGAGTTTAACAAGCTAAAGATTCAGCTTGCTGACGTTGAGCTACAGAAGCACGGTCTATTAAAGCATATTGATATGCTAAGACTAGAGTTTCAGCAACACGAAAAAGGTCTAATGGACAAGTACGGTGAGGATGCTGTAATCAACCTTCAAACCGGAGAGGTCACAAAAAAATAAAATATGTCAGGTGACTTATTTTAGAAATTAAATTCAATGGAAATCAGGAAAATATCAGTCGGACCGGACTACAAGGGTGGAGCAATGCATTACATTGTTGGTCAGAAAGTACTAGGTGATACTCAAGATATTCACCTCATTAAGTACGACGACTACAAGCAATCAATTAAGATTTATATTGCCAATGATAAGAATGAGATTGTCCTTTGGAAAGAGTTCAATAATACCGTTCCTGTTGCCATTGAGTACAATATAAATATCTAATGCAATCACCATTTTACTTTATCACTAAACCACTTAAGGGGAAGAGATACAACAACACCAAGGATATTGGTGGTATCGACCTTATTATAAGCACTTCAGAAGAAGACCATAGGTTTTCAAATAGAGAGGCAGAGGTTGTCGAGATACCACTAGGATATGAAGGGCCTATCAAGCCCGGGCATAAGCTACTTGTACATCACAACGTATTCAAGTTCTACAACGACATGAAGGGTCGCCGCAAGAGCGGTAAGAGCTTCTTCAAAGAAGATTTATTTCTTATTGAGCCCGATCAGTTTTATATGTTCCATGATGGAGAGTCTTGGATGGCCTACGACAAGTACTGCTTTGTTGAGCCTGTCAAACCTGAGGAGTCGTACATCTACAAGCCATTAAGCGAAGAGCCACTGATGGGCATTATGCGCTATCCAAACGAGGCGCTTATAAAGGCCGGAGTAAAGGCCGGAGATAAGGTGTGCTTTAAACCTGAGAGTGAGTATGAGTTTATCGTAGACGATGAGAAGCTATACCGTATGTATGACCATCAAATCACAGTGAAATTATGAGTAGAGAGAAAGACTTAAGACGTAATATTATTGAGGCAGGATACAGAGCCGTTGAGCAACTCATCAAGGTTGCTAAAGAGGATATCATTAAACCTGATCCTGAGGATGACTTATCAGTGGACAAATTAAAGAACGCTGCTGCGTCAAAACGATTAGCTATATTTGATGCATTCGAAATTCTAAATAAAATCGAAGCCGAGAAGGCTATATTGGAGGAGGTAAAAGATGAATCACCAAAGCTTGACATTAAACAGGGATTCGCAGAGCGAAGAGCTAAATAGGTTATATACAGTCGTAAAAGGCCACATACCAAAAGTAGTTTTTGAAAGAAAGAATCGCAACAACAGTTGGTTGCATGGTTATAATGACCAATACGATGTTGTTATATTGTCAAAGACAGGTAGAATAGGCGAGATATACAACATCAATGGTGTTTATATCGCGCTACCTGACGTTCCAAAGAACTGTCATAGCAGAAGCACAAAGTCATCTGAGCAGTATTGGCAGAGAGAAGATATACCAAAACAGTTGGGTCGCATTCAGTCAATCTTCCAATGGCATGAGATGCCTAAAGAGTTCAAGGCGCAATACGTTGACTACATAGAGCAAGAGTTTGATCGTAGAGATCAGGGGCATTGGTTTATGAACAATGGCACTCCTACATATATGACGGGGTCCCACTATATGTACCTTCAATGGTCTAAGATTGACGTCGGATACCCTGACTTTCGGGAAGCAAATCGCATCTTCTTTATCTATTGGGAGGCCTGTAAGGCTGACTATAGAAGCTTTGGTATGGTATATTTAAAGATACGTCGTTCCGGGTTCTCCTTTATGTCATCATCAGAATGCGTGAATATTGCAACTCTCGCTAAAGATTCACGGGTTGGTATCTTGTCAAAGACAGGTTCCGATGCCAAGAAGATGTTTACGGACAAGGTTGTGCCCATCAACAGTAACTTGCCGTTTTTCTTTAAGCCGGTGATGGATGGTATGGATAAACCAAAGACAGAGCTTGCCTATCGTGTTCCTGCTTCCAAGATCACCAAAAAGAATATGCATGAGATTGATGAGGATGGCGTAGACGGCCTTGACACAACAATAGATTGGAAGAACACAGATGAGAACTCTTACGATGGTGAGAAACTATTGTTTTTAGCACATGACGAGAGCGCAAAATGGACTAAGCCAAATAATATCCTGAACAATTGGCGTGTAACCAAGACGTGTTTGCGATTGGGTTCTAAGATTATCGGTAAGTGTATGATGGGTTCGACATCCAATGCATTGAGCAAAGGCGGTCAGAACTACAAAGACTTGTATGAGGATTCTAAGCCGTCTACACGAAATGCCAATGGTCAAACAAAGTCGGGACTTTATGGTCTATTCATCCCGATGGAGTGGAACATGGAGGGCTTCATTGACCTTTATGGTATGCCTGTATTGCGTAAACCAAGTGCTCCTATCAAAGGAGTTGATGGGAATATGATTGTTAATGGGGCCATTGACTATTGGGAGGCAGAGGTTGACTCATTGAAGAACGACCCTGACGCACTTAACGAATTCTACCGTCAGTTCCCAAGAACAGAGTCGCACGCATTTAGAGATGAAAGCAAGGCTGCTCTATTTAACTTGACTAAGATATATCAGCAGATTGACTTTAATGATACATTGATTAAAGAGCACCACTACACTAGAGGCTCATTTAGTTGGAAGGATGGCATCAAAGATACGCAAGTGATATTTACTCCTGATCGAAGGGGAAGGTTCTTGATAGCATGGGCTCCTGCAAGGCATTTACAAAACCAAGTATACACAAAGAACGGCATTAAGTATCCCGGAAATGAACATATTGGTGCCTTTGGCTGTGACTCATATGACATCTCAGGAGTTGTGGTAGGACGTGGTTCAAATGGTGCACTGCATGGTCTAACCAAATACCACATGGATGAGGCGCCTATAAACCAATTCTTCTTAGAATACATTGCGCGTCCTCAGACTGCTGAGATATTTTTTGAGGAGGTATTGATGGCCTGTGTGTTTTATGGTATGCCAATTTTGATTGAGAACAACAAACCTCGTTTGCTGTATCACTTTAAGAACAGAGGGTACCGTGGTTTCTGTATCAATCGTCCTGACAAGGTGTACGCTAAGTTGTCTAAGACAGAACGTGAGTTAGGTGGTATACCAAACTCATCAGAGGATGTCAAGCAGGCGCACGCTGCGGCTATTGAAAGTCACATCGAGAAGTACATCGGTGTTAGAGAAGATGGGGAAATGGGATTTATGCCGTTCAACAAAACACTAGAGGATTGGGCTAAATTCGATATTAGCGACCGTACAATGTTTGATGCGACAATTAGCTCAGGATTGGCTATTATGGCTTGTCAGAAGCACTTATATCAACCTGAGGTAAAAGAGTCAAAAATAAGCATTAAATTTGCTACATATAATAATAAAGGGAATATTAGCTCCTTGAATACATGAAAGAAGTAATCGTAAACATATCATCTACATCATTTCCGAGTCAATTCGCAACTGATGCAGAAAAAGCAACCGATGAGTTTGGTCTCCAAGTTGGACAGGCCATACAATACGAGTGGTTCCGCAAGGATGGTAACCAATGTAGATATTACAGCCAATGGCGTGACTTTCACCGCTTGCGTTTATATGCGCGTGGTGAGCAGCCTATTGCTAAATACAAGGATGAGCTTGCTATTGATGGTGATCTATCATACATCAACCTTGATTGGACACCTGTGCCAATCATTCCTAAGTTTGTTGACATTGTTGTCAATGGAATGTCTGACCGTTTATTCAAGGTTAAGGCATATGCTCAGGATGGAATGTCTCAGGCAAAAAGAAATAAGTATCAAGATATGATTGAGAGTCAGATGGTTGCAAAAGACCTTCTGATGAATATACAAGAGCAAACAGGTGTTGATCCATTTGTGATGAATCCTGATGAACTCCCAAGCACTGATGAAGAGCTATCATTGTATATGAACCTCAACTACAAACCTGCCATTGAGATTGCAGAGGAGGAGGCTATCAATACCATTCTTGATGAGAACAGATATGACAATATTCGTAAGCAGTGTGACTACGACCTAATGACTATTGGTATCGCTGTAGAGAAACACGAGTTCCTTCCGGGAGCAGGTGTTCAAATCTCATACGTAGATCCTGCAAACATTGTGTACAGCTACACTGAAGACCCATACTTTAGAGACTGTTTCTATTGGGGTGAAATCAGAACGCTTTCAATTACAGAGCTTTACAAGATTGACCAATCACTCACACGTGAGGACTTGGAGCAAATTTCAAAATATAGCCAAAGTTGGTATGACTACTACAATGTAGCTCAGTTCTATGAGAATAATGTTTTTTACCGTGATACGTGTACTCTTCTTTACTTTAACTATAAGACTACTAAGAAAATTGTATACAAGAAGAAAATTCTTGACAATGGAAATACGAGAGTAATTGAGAAAGACGAAAACTTCAATCCTCCTGTGGAGATGATGGAAGAAGGTCGTTTTGAAAAAATCGAGAAGATAATTGACGTTTGGTATAATGGCATTATGGTCATGGGTACCAATATCCTACTTAAGTGGGAGATGGCTGAAAATATGGTTA